AAGCGCCTTCACGATCGAGTTCGCGGCCTCGGGCGTGTCGGCCTTGGCGTCGCGAATCGCGCGAACGTGTCGCGGCTCCATGAGCGCCGCGGGCTTGTCGCCGTGCTTCTCGCACAGCCGGTCTAGGATTAGCCGCCGGACATGGCGCGTGCGGGCGTCCAGCCGCTTGCACTCGGCGGAACCGTAGTATCCGATGCACAGCGCGCGAAGGCTGCCAACGGCCGGCGGGAGGCGCTTCTGTGTGGGGAGCGGTTGCGATATCAACCCGAGCCGGTATTCCGCATCGAAGGCCGGACTGCCCGGTTCGGCGCGGAGACGGACCTTCGGTTTGCCGGGTAGCCGGAGATAGACCCGCGGGTTGCCGTGCCGGTCCCAATCCTCGACCACGTATTTGTAGCTGCGCGTAACCTTCAAACCGTGCCGTCCCATGGGTTCGATTCGCCTTCATCCGGCAAGGCATCGAATGCCCTGTCAAGCGCCCGGACATCCCACACCTTGCGCCCGGCGAGTCGCTTCGGTTTGGGCAGAACGCCCTGCTCCATGAGCCGATCGAAAAGGCTGGCGCCGATGCCGAGATATGCGGCGGCCTGTTCCCGCGCGACTCCGCGGGGCGGCAGGCTGGCCGGTAGAAGCGACAGGCGGTGCTGCGTCGTCACGGCGCCAGGTCCGCAGGGTTCGTTTCCGGCGGTTCAGCCGGTTCTGCGGGATCGGCCTTCGGCAGCGGGCCGAAGCCTTCCTGCGCGCGCACTTCGTCGGCCGTCAGGATGCCGGCCGTAACTGCCGCGACGTTCGCCGCCCAGCGCGTCGCGTAGTCGCCTCGCACCAGGCCGGACAGGTCGATCTCCAAGTGGAAGGCGCCGGACGGGTCGGCGAACACGCGACGCCCGAACTCGGCTTCGATCTTCCGCGCCCATGGCGTGAGCGTGTTCGTCGCGAACCACGTCGACGCCTGGCTGGCGTTCGTGAATGTGGAATTGCTGTAGTCCTGAACGATCGGCGGCGGCACGCCGAACAGCCGGCACAGCTCGATCACGCTGAAGCGGCGCGATTCCAGCACTTCGGCGTCTTCAGGGCTGACGCTAAGGCTGGTCCATTTCGTCCCGGCGTCCGCATACATCACGCGGCGCGCGTTGTGAGCGCCGGTGTTGCGCTCGGTGAAATAGGCGTCGAACCGCTTTTTGCCGTCCGGGGATATCGTCGGCGGCAGTTCCAACAGCCCGGACGGCGTTGCGGCGTTATCCCAAATCGCGCTGGCGAACGTCTGCAAGCCGATCGCCGATCGCAGCACGTCCGGCGCCCGGCTGACCCGGCTGCGGCCCAGCCAACCATCATCGGATCGGTCGCGAAGGTGGAAGACCTCATCTTCGAGAAACCGGCGCGGCGTGCCAGTGCCGCCCCAAGGCTGCTGATACGACACAATGTCGTATGCCAGCCGGCCGGATGGCAGCAGTTGCACCTGCACATGCCGCCACGGCACCGGGATCAGCGCGGTCGGACGGCCGGCGCGGTCGTATTCGATCACGGACAGCGCGTTGCCCCACAACAGGGCTTGGGCGAGCGTCCACTCGCACCAATCCGGCCAAGTCTGGCGCGGGTTCGGCGCGCGGAGCAACCGCGCAACGGGATGGTTCGGCGCTTCGGTGCGGCCGTCGCCTTCCGCGCGATATACAGTTGCCGGCAGCGTTGCCAAGCCGCCGGCTATGGCGTTCACGCAAGCCGTCACCGTCGAGAGATTCTCGGCCATGACGGCCGACACTGGACCCGCGCTCGCCCCGCCAAAGACAAGCGAAGGCCCAGTGCCGAACATCATCCCCGCGCGCTGCTCCGATTTACGGAGCAACGAACGAAGCCGGTCGAAACTCATAGCGCGGCCAGACGCATCAGGCGCAGCCGGGCGGACGCCTCGGCGCAGCCGATCGCGCGAGCGCGTGCGGAGACGGTTGTCTGGCTATAAGCCGGCCACGCCTGGACGACTGACACTTCGAATAGGTCAACAGCACGCAATTCGCGCCGATCGGTCGCCGGCCAAGCCTCATCGGTGGCGCGGAACGCAAAGCTCATACCGCCCAGGTCACCGCGCTGGGCCAACGTCAGCATGTCGTGGCCGAGCTGCGTATCCGGTAGATCGAGACTGAACGCCAGGCCGCGCGCATCCTCGGCCAGCCGCAGCGAACCGGATGACGTGCGCCCGAGCAGCCGCGCCGGATCATGGTCGGCCAGCGCCAGCACGTCGCGGCCGGTCGCCAGCGACGCCCGGAACGCGCCCGGCTGGATCGTTTCGCGGAATGCGCCGATCTGCGCCGGCACGCCGAAAACGGCGGCGTGCCCTTCCAGGCGGCGGCCGGCAACGGCGCGCAGTTCGATCGCGGCGCGGCGTTCCATCCCGTCAGGGTAGCGCGCTGGCGTTATGCTGTGGTGATCGTCCAGTTGCACCAGCCAGAGTCGAAGGTGGTGCAGTTGATTCGAAACAGGCCGGCCGACACCGGCCAAGTAAGCGTTACCGGCGCCCCGGCAGTGCCGCCGGTGGCAGCCGATCCCTCTACGTCGGGGCCATTGCCGCGGATCGGCGCCAGCAAACCGTCCTGGCCGCTGAACGCCGTCCACGTCGTGCCGCCATCGGTGCTCTTTTCGAAGCTGAAGGCGCCTCTGTTGATCAGGCCCGACAGGCTGAACGTGACGGTCGTTGTCGCGGCTACGCTGCCCGACACGCCGGGCGCGGTGAATGACCCTGACAGCGTCGCCATGGCTTAGGCCACCACGTCGGCGAGTGCGGAGAACGCGAGCGGATGGCGCAGCTTCACGTCGGCCGTCGCCATCGCGCGAACCAGAACGGAGCCGGCGGCATAGGCGGTGCTGTCGTAGGGGTTCACGATCACGTCCAGCTCCGACCAGAACCCGAGGATCAGTTGCGACCAGTCGCCGAAGATCAGGGCCGATAGGCCAGTCCCGCTGCCTTTGGTCAGCGTGTTCGGCACTGACTGCGAGCTGGCGAGTGCATAGCCGGCGAGCTGATCCGGGGCGGTCATGATGAAGTTGCTGGACGTATCGATGTTGGTTTTCAGAACCTGCCGCGCGGAGGCAACCACCTTGGCGTTCGTCGCGAAGCCGAGCGATCCGCCGGCGCGTAGCGCGTTGGCCGTATCGACGGCGGCGATCAGCGCCACCACGTTCGCCCAATTGATCGCCGAACCGTTCGTCCCGCCGGAAACGATGCTGATTCCGCTGCCGCTGGCGAGAAGGCCGCTAGGTTGGTTTGAACCGCCGCCGGCCAACGCGGCCTGGTCGAGCGCCACCGCGATCAATTGTGCCAGGTCGTTCTCGACCAGCATCGCCACATCCGGGCTGCTCTGCATGATCATGTTGCGCGACATGCCGACGATGCCGCCGACATGCTTCGGCGTCAGTGATACGGCGTCGAAGGTCGGATTGCTCTGCGTGATCGGGCTGTTTTCCGCCACCCACATCGCGGAAGCCGAAGCCGACAGGCGCGGAATCGACAGGTTGCCCACGAGGCCCGACAGAACGGTGGCGCCCAGCGCGCGCACGATCAGGCGTTCGCGGAGCCGATCGATCAGGTTCGGCGACACGGTGGTTTGGATCAGGTTGCTTCCGGCGCCGGTGGCGGTCGTGAACGTGCGGCGTTCGGGCGCAGCGCCGGACAGGCCCATGCTGAACAGCAGGCCCTCGGGCTTCCGTCCGGAGCGGCGGGCCAGCTCGTCGCTGACTTCGCGCGCGCGGCCGGCGCCCGCATCGGTCACGCCACACTGCGCGCGGATCACGTCAAGCGCCGTTACCTGCGCCGCGAGTGCATCGAAGCGGTTGTCGCCGCTGCCGGCGATCGGCTCGGCGACCGCGCGGCGGTCAAGATCATCGATCACGGCCTGCCGGCGTTCCGCGGCGGAGAGTGCTTCGGCCTCGGCGGACAGCGCGGCCCAGCGCGCCTCAGCTTCGCCCGGCAGTGCGCCGTCCGGATGCGCGGCATGGATCGCGGACAGCTCCGATCGGATCGCGTCGCGGCGGGCGAGCATTTCGCGCATGGTCATTTGTGGTCGTTCCTTATCAGGCGCCGCGGCGGCGCGCGTTGGAGTCAGTGCGGCGTCGGATCAGTTCTGCGGTGCGGCCGATGCAGTCGGCCAGGATGGCGTAGGCAGGCAGGACGACGTGCGCGCGGCGCAGGGGCGAGCCGGCGCCGGTCGGTGGCAGATAGGCGCCGGGATGCCGGATGTCGGCAGGCGCCAGGATCAGATCGCCATCGTCGCCGATCGCCACCAGCAGGTTGACGCAGGGCCGCGCGTCGTCCGTTTCGAACAGGTGCGGCAGCTCGTCCGTCGCGACGGCGCCAGCGGCTAACTGTGCGGCCATTTCGGCAGCGAGCGCGGCTTGCGCCAACGGCATTTGCAGCCGAACGGCCAGATCGTGCATCGCCGCCAGGACGACGATATCGAGCAGGCTGAACACACGACGGCCGGTAAAATGCAGATCGCCAACGGCCAGGACGCCGCGCTGGTGCCAGTTGTGGATCGTCTTCGCCGAGACGCCCGACACGAACGCGGCGTCTCCAAGCGTGAATCGCCGATCGGCGATCCCGATGTTTGAGTCCAGTGGTTGCACCAGAAACCCCTCGAGCGTATAACCGTTACGCAACAGGGCGTATTATACCCAGGCGGGGCATAGGGCTGCTAGGTCCCATGTGAGTAGCCGGATCGGCTACTCCATTTCTGTATCGTAACTTCAATATTTTTGTAGTTCAAGACTGGATTTTCTTGTCGCGCCGCGTGCCAGATGCCGCCGGGCAGTTTCGCCCCAGGAGGAAAGCACCCGTGGATCACATCAAGGGCGGGCTACTGAGCACAGTTGATCCGGTTGACGAACCGGCGGTGCCCGACGCGGAAGCGATGCGCGATGCTGTCCGCAACGCCGCCGCCGAGAAGGGTGCGCTGTGGCTGCGGGCCATGCTGCGCGAATGCGGCGTCCTCCGCATAGGCGACCTGGCCGACGAGCAGTTGGCGATCGTGGTCGCCTTCGCCCTCGACGTGCCAACTGCCGGCCTCCCGGAGGCCTTCGCGAAGGCCCGCGGCGCGATGGCGCGGGCCGCAATAGCGCGCTCGCGGGCCGCTCGTAAGCAAGCGGACACGGCGGAGGCGGTTGCGTATCGGGCGAAGCTGGTGCGGGCTGCGCGCCGACGCCTCGGGCTTGGAGCGGCCTAAACGACGGATGATTACCGGCCGCCCGGCGGTGGTGGCCGGTGAAAACGCAGCCAGCGCCTAGAGATTTTAGCGGTGTAGGACGTTTTTCTCTAAATCGGCCGATTTTGGGGATTTTGTCGCGAGTATTGGCTTTTTATACGTTTGCCCCGGGCACGGCTCCCGCCCTCATCAGCCGTCAGCGATTTGCGTGTTCGTCAGGTAGTCCGCATAACCGTCGCGGTCGAACAAAGGCTTGAACCCCACGTCTAGATGATCGTGGGGCGTGGAGTTAACCCAAAGATGATAGACGTTCTCATCGTTGATTGCGCGACTCTCGCTGGGGAATAGCTCAAGGCCCTCGCACCCGGGGCCGACGAGCTGGTTCTTGATGCGCTGTTTATCCACCCAACCGACGATTGGTTTGAGGTCGCGACGGCGAATGAGCAGGTGCGTCCAACCCGCCCGTTCCGCCGGCTTAACCGCGACTTCATATACGTCGTTCGTGAACCACACGGCGTCGGATAGCAGTTGCGCTGACAGTTCGCGCAGCTCTTGTATCGTGATGCCGTTTTGCTTTGCTGCGGCCTCGAAATCGCAGTGCAGTGTGATGCTCGATGCAGGCACTTCTACCAGCGGCATCCACCCGGTTGCGTTCGGTTTCTGCGGAGGTTGGCGTTGCCTGCGCATGTTGCGCGCCTCGAACCGCCGCTGCTGTCTCGATAAGGCCATCGTTAATCCTTTCAAGTTTTAGAGCAGTCGTTCGACCGCGGGAGCGCCGATGGCGGCGCGCGCGCGGCGGCTTGCGGCCTGCCAATCGGCCACAGTGCCGTCGACATCCCCGCCGGGCAGCGTGTCGAAGATAACCTCGCTATACGGCTCAAGAGGGCACCACCAATACAGGATCGAGTCACGTGGTATCTCACGCCGGATCAGAAGTGGGCTGCCGCGATATGTGCGTGTAGCAGCGCCCAAGGCATAGATCGCCGCGTAGTCGCGGCTCGTGCTCCACGAAAGCCCACGCCTTGCGGTCTCGATCGCGATTCCGCTTGTGCCGCGCCACACTGTAAGCGTCGGCGGCAGATCATCTGGTATCCTGAACCTTGCGCGCCTGAACACCTTGAGCACGTCCAGACCGTATGCGTGGGCTATGCGAATGATGCCAATGTGCCCCGACATCCACGAGGCCGCCAAAGCACCCTGCAACGATTCCGCTGATGCGCCGGCTAGATAGAGGGCCATGACGACATACCCGCGCACATCGAAGGGAATGGCATCGGCAACATCGAACCCGTCGTCCATAAATGCGCCAGGCCGCAGTGCATCGATGAAGGCGGGGACAAGGTGCGCTGGCAGCATCTCGGCCGTCCGATGAACAAGCGCCCGCGCTCTGATGATCCTGCCGTGATGACACTCGGCCCAACTGATGCTTTCGGCCGCCGCATTCCAAGCCATCGGTTTCGAGTTAGCCCCGATCCATGGTTTGCGTCGCGTCGAGCTGCTTGGCGCATTCGCAGTTTCCGTCACGATCGAGACTCCCGAAATCGAGCTGGGCTTCGGCGGACCGGACAGGACAGGCCCCTATAGGGCCTTGTCCGTGTCTGTCCGGTCCGCGCACGGTTGCCGGCCGGACAAATCCTAACTGTCCGGCAGTTGTCCGGGCTGTCCGGCAGGCTCGGCCGTAAAGTCTGCAATCCGGCCAACTATGCTGACAACGCCTTGATTAAACGCGATTCTTCCAGCGTCTATTAGGTCCGCGTAAGCCCGGACAAACGAACGTCGCCGGCTGTCCGGATTGTCCGATGCCGAAACTGACCGCTCGGCATCACATCTTGCACGCCATGCCGCTTCCGCAACTGAATTGTCCGGCGTTTCGGCCACCAGGGCTGCCAGGGTGCGCAATGCGCCGGCCGCGGAGCGTGACAGTTTCGGCCTGCTGCTCAACATGCCGCCGGTCAGCTCATGCGCGATCGGTGCCGTTATGGTGTCGCCGTCATCATCGATGCCCAGGTCGGCAACGTCGATTCTGAACGCGATATCGCGCTCGGTTGTGCCGTTCCGGTTCTTCGAAATGCGACCGCGGATCACGCCACCGTCGTCGGGCGGTTCCAACCGCAGCGAAAAATCGAGCGTGCCGTTCAACACCGAATGCCCTCTCGGCGTGCCGTCGCCGTGCTTGGCGACGTGATGCACCAGAAGAACCGCGCAGCCGCCGCGCGCCAGCTCGCGCGCGAGCGCGACGACCTTACCCATGTCCTGCGACGAGTTCTCGTCCATGCCAGCCCAGGCTGCCCCGACTGTATCGAGGACCACCAAGGCAGGGTCGAAGCCCCATACAAGGCTGCGCAGGTCGTCAGCCGCGGTCGGGTCGATTAGAAGGTTGCCGCATTCGGCCAACGCAAAATCCGGGGCATCGCCGTGGCGCAGTTTCAGCGCATGTATGCGCTGCCGCATACCCGAGACATCCTCGGCCGCGATATACAGAGCGCGGCCCTGCCACGTGCGGAGGCCAAATACCGGACGGCCTTGCGCGATTGCGTATCCTACATGGGGCGCCAGCACCGATTTCCCGGAACCCGGCGCGCCGATCAAGGCCGCAACGTCCCCAGGGGCGATCAGTTGTTTAACGACGTAACCCCGGCGCGGCCCGGTTGCGCAGTCGGCGGGGAATGTGAGCTGGGCGCGCACCTTTGCCTGGTTAGCGAGCTCGACGCGGCCCATTTCCGCCATCCGGTCGAAGAATTGCTCCCACGACTTCGAGGCTGCTGCACTGACGACCCAGCGCGATTCCGGTTCCGGTTCCCCGGCCTCGGCCCGGCGTCGCTGTTCGGCCTCAGCTTCGGCTTCGGCGCGGCGCAGTTCGTGGTCCACGATAACCCCGCCTTCAAACGCAGCCTCGTCATCGTCGCTCACGATACGCCCGCCGGTAGATCGAGCGCGTGACAGCGGCCGGCGAACTCAAACAGCTCGGGGCGCCGGTTCAGCCAATCGTTCAGATCGGTATCCGGCACGCCCGCGATGAACCGGCCGGCCGCTTGCCGCCACGCCACATGCACGCTGGCGAGATACAGGGCGGCCTGATCCATGCAGGCCAGATCGCGCTCGCCGAGCTGTTCCAGCAGCGCGGTTACGACCCGGCGGCCGGCCTCGATCCGGAACCGCGCTAGGTCATCGGCGCCGCCTTCAACAAGCACCCGGCACAGCACGGATGCGATAGGCGCGCGCTCGGTCCAGTTCGCGGCATCCGTCCAAAGGTCTATGATCGGCGCCAAGCCGTCATAAATGGCCGGCGGCACGCAGGCGGTGATCGAATCGGCCGTCGGGATCGCGGGCAACGGGATCGGTGCGGCGGTCATCGAGCCGCACCCAGCGCCCGATCGGTCCGCGCCATCAGATCGTCCATGTCGATCAGGACGACCGCGCGGTGCCGCACATTGCCGAGCATGAACGGCGATGATTCCACGTCCGCCGCGCGGTCCACGCTGGCGACCGGCTCGCCATGCAGCGGGAACAACACCCGGAACACGGTCACGTCGTCGGCATATAGCTCGCCTGGCTGGCGGCTTTGCTCAGGTCGGTCGCCAAGCTGGTGCGCCGCCGGCCACGAGTCGGCCATCGTATGATCCGTGAAAGCCAGGGCCAGCATGGACGCCGTTTTCACCGGCAGGCCGACGCGGGCCAATTCCTCGGTAAGGGCGATGTGGCGAACCCGCCGCCCGGAAAATACGCGCGACCGACCAGTGCCGGGGCTGCGCATTGCCGCGGACTCGCCGAGTCCGAGGGCGATGCTGCCCTGCTTGAGCTGCATCTGAAGGGCATAAACTGACACGCCAGCGGCCTCGGCCGCCTGCGCTGTTGTGAACTGGCTGGTATCAAGCGGCGACGGCATCGCGACCTCCAAACTGGTGGAGG